CGACCTGCGCGGCCGTCAACTGCGCAGTGGCGTTCCGCTCAGCCATGCGCGCTTCAGCCAGCTGAATGGACATTTGTGTCTGCACAGCGGTACCACGGGCGGCGACCGCTTCCCGCTCCGCGCGCACCACTGCCGACTGGGCCGCAATCTGATTCGCGGCGGCAGCCTCGACAGCGCTGGCAGCCTGAGCAATGTTTGCAGCGCGAGCCTGTTTCGAGGCCAGCGCCGACGCGCCGAGGCTTTGCACGTAGCCAACAAAGGAGGCCGTGACCTTGGCCCCCATCACGGCAGCCAGAATGTTCAGGTGATCCGCCAGGAAGCTAACCCCCGCACCAAGCGCCTCCATTGCGCCGTTGCTGGACATGCTGGTCAATTGCTCAGTGACGCTTTGGATACCCGGCAGCATGCCAAGCACCAACTGTCGTGAAGCACCCTCGAAAGATCCTTCCAACGCTTTGATCGATTGATTCACTTCGACCAATTGATCAATTTCAAATGACTTGAGGATCTGCCCGGCGCTCTCGGCTCGATCACCGAAGGTCTTGAAACCCTCACCATTGTTCCTGAGCAAAGGAATCAGAGCGGTGGCCTCATCGGCCATCGACTCCATGTAGGTGGTCATTTGCGCCTGGTTGAGCCCGGCCTTTTCCAGCGAGTTGTAATACAGCTGCAGGGCATCCGGGCCCGACAGGTTGGCGAACATCTGCGCCGTGACCCCGACCTTCGGCGCGATCTCTTTAAAGAAGTCGGCCATCTCGCCGCCACCGCGCTGAACGAACTCCCCGACGCGATCGGTAGTATCTTTCAGGATGTCGCCGAGCTTGTCCTGTTCGACACCAACCGTCTTGGCGCCAGCCGCCAGACGCTGAAAATCAGTGACGGATGAGTTCGACAGAGACGAAAGGTTTTTCACCTCCTGGGCGTAGCTGGTGGTTTTGGCGGTGATCGCCACCAGCCCCGCTACAGCCGCAGCCGACGCCAGGCCAATACCAGTAAATGCCGCGCTGACTGCAGCCTGAAGCGTGCCGGCATTGGCGCCGGTGCGGTCAAATGCACTGTCGATACGGCCAAGGCTGGTATCCATTTTCCCGGCCGATTGCGCCACGGCTGCGTCACCACGCGCAATCTCCTGGCGAAGCTGCGCCGTGGTCGCCTCGATGCGGATCAACATGCCTTGTACGTCGGCGTCAGCCATTGCTTTTCTCCAGGCGAAAAAAAACCGCACAAGGCGGTTCGGGTAAATCGGTGTTTAGTCTTTCTTCCTGCTCATCGCCGCCACCCGGAAACCCATACGAGCCTCCTTGGCCACGGTCTCCTTGGACACCTTGTTCTCGCCGCCACCGCCGAAAGGGTTGGTGTCGATCAGGAACTGGCGCTTGGCATCCCACGCCATGACGATCTCAATGACCGGAGTATTCCAGGCTTCGCTCGGCGACCAGCCCAGCCAACCGGTGGCGATGTTGAACAGTTCATCGACAACGCTGAGGTCCGGATCCCGCTTTACTCGTTTCCCGCCTCAGCCTGCGCGTCCAATTCCGCTTCACTTTTGCCGGCCGGATTCAGGAACCCCTGTAGGTATGGCAGAACCTGCACACCAACATCGTTCAATCCGGCTTCAAAAACAGCCTCCTCAATGGGGTCAAGCGCTCCCTTCTTGGCCAGATTCACGCCAGTGCCCACCGCAATGATGAAGGCGATGGTCGACAGATTCGCGGCACCAAGCGATTGCATGGCTGGCAAAATCCCGCCAAAGCGACCTTCAATTGCTTTCATGGCTTTCAGTGTAGGTTTCAAAGTGAAGGTGTCATCGCCGACGGTGACTTCAACGGTGCCGTGGTTGGTTTTGGACATGGGTAACTCGCTTTATCGAAGGAGGGTTGTGTCGACGCCGCTGAACTGCGGCGTCAGGTGGAGCTGGCCGAATTACGGAGCGTCAGGCACTTCGTAGATTTCGGAGTTGATGCCCAGGGTCACCGTTCGCTTGAGTACACCCTCGACGCTGATGCCGGTTTTCTTGTTGCTCATGACCTTGGCGGCGAAATAATCGACCAGACCATCGACGTACTCGACCTTGATTGGGTAGTCGTACTGCGAGCGATCTCGGTACGCTTCAACCATGGCGAGCTGACCTGCATCGCCAGCATCGAAACCGATAACAACTTCGGTCGAGCCGGCATCGGACAGACCTTTCAGGTGACGATTTCGAGAGTCGGCAAGCGCTGCGAATGTCACATCGTTGGTCGTATCGCCGTAGTCGCCGATACTTTCCACCTCACCAACAGCGACGTAGGTCAGACCAGCGAGCAGCGTGATTGCAGTCGCCTCAAGAGCGGGAAGCTTCGCAGACAGGCGCGGACCAATAGAGATCCGCGTGCCAGCGCCGGTATTAACAGACATAGATAGTCCTCCTGAGGACAGGTGATAGAGCCGCGTGGCGGCGTTGGTTCAGCGGTTTAGTGTTCGGTGATGATTCGGAGCGTGACGCTACCCTGATAGGTGACGCCGTCCGGTTCACGGTTTGTTTGTTTTCGGTCGACGCGGATCGAGACGATCCGTCCCGTGGTGAGCGGCATGGGCCGTTCGTGAAGCGCGGCGTCAATTTCAGACATGAGGCGTTTCACTTCCTCCTGGCCTTTGAAGTCAGACCAAACCGACAGGTAGAACAGCCGGATATCGCGGCGACCGGCCAGTGGGTCGTCGTTACCGGCAATTTCGTAGTCCAGAGAAACATATGGAAGTTCCGCGTCCATCGGCACGCTGTCGTAGATCGGACACGTCACCTCAGCAACAAGCCGGTCGAACAGCGCCACCTGCAATGCAAACGATGGATCAGCCATTACCCAACTCCTCCACGGCGCGTATCAGAGTCTTACTGACCGCATGGTTGATGCTGGCCAAAATGAACTCCTTGTTTACGTCATACGCCGGACGTAGCCAGGGGTGAGCCGGCCGGGCTGGAATGTCCGGGTACTTGCCGAAGAAGTGCTCACCATCGCTCTTGTTCTTCGTATCGCGAGCCCGAAGCGCATTGCGTCGGCCGCCCATCTTCGACTTGTCCCGACTATTCGTGTGTTCACCACCTGGCTTGCTCTTATCAGACCGTCGGTATTGCTCACCGCTGTACCCCTTTGTTCCGTACTCCAGGAACCTCAAGTAAAAGAACCGACGGTTGTCCTTTTTCCCTCGCAACCCGATCTGAGCATCAAGCCCCGATTTGCTGACAAAAGCCTCCAAAGCTTCTGCCGCCTGACCGGAGTCGCGAGGCACTAGTTGTTTCATGGTGTCGAGCAGCTTATCGGCGGCCTCCTGCATCGCTGGCTTGAGCTCGTTATCCAGTTGTGTGTGGATATTGCGCAGCGTCCGCCGAAGCTTGAAGTCGCCTGAAACCCGCGATCTACGAGCAGCCATGGCTTACTCCTTGGGGCCTGCCTTACCCTTCACCGGTTTGGCGTCGGGCTCCTTTGCGGGTTCGGATTCATTGGCCACCTCCTCCACTAGGTGGCGCGCAATCAGCTCATTGCCCAACGCCGCATCGACAAAAAACTCATCGCCCGCAGCGCGGCGACCCATTGGGCCAGAGAGACGGGCCATGGCACGTACTTTCATCTTGGAAACCTCATTATGGGTTGACGACGTTCGAGCAGAGCAGTCGAAGCATCGTTTGATCGTTATCAGGCAATGCTGCCTCGATCAGGTAGGTTTTGGTTTTGTGCACCAAGCGCATGCCAGCAATCACATCGACCCGATGTCGGATTCGGATCTCAGCCGATACAAGCCGCTGCAGTTGATCGGCGACGGCTGCGATGCGGCCCGTCGGGATGGTGATTTCGGCCCAGAGTTTGCCGAGCTCGACCCACGATTCCGTTAAGCCGCCACCCGGGCGCTTGACCGACTGGAAGTACATCAGCGTGCAACGATGTTTCATTGGGCCAGCGCGCATCAGAATCGCTTCCTGTACCAGAGCAGCCGGTCAACGGCCAAGGGGATGGCAGTGGAGATGGTGCCGATCACCACCGCCTCGCGGTTGGCGTACCAGTGACCGACCAACAGTAATACCGCCTGCTCAACATCTGGGGTGAAGCCCATCTGTTCCGGCCCTGTCGGCTCTGTTTCGACCAGCTCGCGATCACAGTGCATGGCGACGTGAGCCTTGGCGGCCTCGACGTAACCCGAAATGACCACGTCCTCGTCATCACCATCAACCCGGAGGTGCAGCTTTACGCGGTCGAGATCAAGCATTTACTTGTTCTCGGTGGGTTTGGCTTGTTTGTTGGAAGCAGGCTTGACCGCTTCAACCAGGCCCTTGCCGATCAAAGCGTGGGCCAACTCTTCATCCTCGACATCGAGAATGGTGCCCGCCAGGATGCGGCCATTTTCAGTTTTGAGCTTTTCAGGATCGCCTTCGAAGCCCCAGAGTACTTTGAGTTCCATGTCTTTCTCCAAACAGAAAGGGGCCCGCAGGCCCCTTGGATGACGTTGCCGAAATGATTACTCGGCCAGCGCAAAGCGGCCTTTCACGAAGGCGAACTTCTTGCGAACCGCCAGACCCAGACGCTCTTCCACCAGGATCGCACGCTGGTTCTTGATGAAGTCGTCGTTGATCATTCCGACCTTGATGGTGAAACCCATGCGGTCATAGATCCGTGCGCCCTGCTGGAAAGAACCGGTGAGGAACTCACCGCCGGTGGTGCTGCCATCGCCTTCGTCCATGCTGTCCGAAGCCACGACCGGGCGACCCCATAGGACAGGGGTAACCAGGCCTTGCAGGTTAGCAAACAGATAACGGTTTTCGCCGTCCTTCTGCAGCTCGATGTTCATCCAGTCCAGATCGGACATGACGACCGCATCAGCCGGCAACTTCGACTGCTTGCGCGCCTGGTAGATTGCGCGACGCACGGTATCGATGGCGGTGTCGCTGGCCTTGCTCAGAGCCGCGTCGAAGACGGTGGCCTGGGTCATGATGCCGTTCAGGTTGTTGCCTGTACCGTCGCCTTTCAGCAACTGACCTTCGCGCTTCAGCTCCAAGTCGTAGCGCAGCAGCTCCTGAATGTAGCTGTACAGTTGCGGCACATCGTCTAGCGCTTCATCGGTCACCGGCATCCAGACCGCGATCTTCTTGATGGTGTCGGTCACCGGCTCGAAGGTCACATTGCTGGTTGGCTTGGCACCACCTTCTGGCACCATGCCGGCGCCCATGGTGTGCAGCAGCTCGCGGAAGTAGGTGAACGCCTGGCCGGTCACCGGAGTGGTCGGGATCAGGTCACGGATCAGCAGGTTCTGACGCGGAGCACCCTGGATCACCGGGTCGTACTGCGGGGCAACCAAGCCAG